CAAGGCGAATGTTTTTCGCGGTGAAACCGATACCTCATGGATGGTAGGGTAAAAATATGAAAGAAGACGAAGCCTACGAGGTCGATACCCTCAGTTTCGACAGCGATGAACTGAAGAAGCCTGAGGCGAAGTATGTCCCGGAAGGTTTCGACACTGTCGAGGATTATCTACAAGACCTCCGTGAGAACTACGAACTCGACCTAGAGGCCGATAGTGATAACCGTAAGGCCGCACTAGAGGATAAGAAGTTCGTCGCAGGCGACCAGTGGGACCCACAAGTCCTGCAACAGCGTTCAGGCCTTCCGTGTCTCGTCATTAACACGATGCCGCAGTTCACTGCTCAGCTTGTCGGAGACTGGCGTGAGAACCGGAATGCCGCCAAGGTAATTCCCGGTGAGAACGGTGATAAGGAAATTGCGGATATCCGGTCTGACCTCATCAGGTCTATTCACACGAAGTCTCGTGCCGACCGTATCTTAGATAATACCTTCGAGAGCATGATACAGTGTGGCGACGGTGCGTTTCGTGTAGGTGTTCAGTATTCTTGCGATGACGTCTTTGACCAAGAGATTACGTTCCTTCCTATCGAAGACTGTCTCTCGGTGGTTTGGGACCGTCTCTCTATCGACCCTACTGGTCGGGATGCCCGCCGTTGTTTCGTCGATGACACCCTCCCTACGAAGGAGTTCAAACGGCAGTGGCCTGATGACGACCCGTCGACCCTTTCGGATACCGAGAAGCGGACGATGCGGAACTCCGGCTGGATTGATGACGGCACGGTGAAAGTCACCGAGCACTGGCGGATGATTGAGCGGAAGCGTTTCCTCGGGATGTTCGAGGACGGCAGCATCCACGTCATCGATGGTGAAAAGCTCGAACAGCTTCAGGAGCAGCACGGAGGACTGATTAAGTCTCGTATCGCTCCGGTTAGATTTGCTCAGATGCATCTTGTCACCGGCTATAAAATCCTCGCCGGTCCGTATGAATATCAAATCAACCGTCTCCCGATTATCCGTATGTCGGGCCGGACGGTTTCATTAGGTGAACGTCGCGTCCGTTACGGTTTGGTCCGTTTCATGAAGGACGCCGCCCGGCTGCGAAATTTCTGGCGTTCGGTAGCAGCCGAGCAGTTGGGTTACGCCCCCAAGGCTCAGTGGATTGCACCAGAAAGCGCTGTTGAAGGCAGGGAAGAACAGTTCCGTAAGGCACACCTCTCCCGCGACCCACTGTTGGTATATAACGACGACGCCTCGGCAGCCCCGATGCGTGTCGAACCTCCTGTGATGCAGACTGCACTTCTTAATGAAGCACAGATTAACACACAGGACATGAAAGACGTCACAGGCATCCATGATGCCAGCCTAGGCATCAAGTCTAATGAGACTTCTGGTCGAGCCATTATGGCCCGTCAGCGCGAAGGCGACGTCGCATCACTGACTTATTACGACAACGGTAACGCCGCTATTCTTGAAGCCGGTGACGTCATTAATCAGCTAATTCCGCAGATTTATGACGGAACTCGTATCATCCGGATTATCGGAGAAGACGAGAGCACCAAGCTCGTTAAGATTAACGACCCTATGGACCCGGCAAGCCCGGACCTCTCCACTGGAACGTATGACGTAGCGATTACGACCGGGGCTTCCTATACTACCCGTCGTGTCGAGGCGGCTCAGGCGATGATGGACGCAATTCAGGTCTTCCCCGAAATCATGCAAGTCGCCGGGGACCTTGTCGTCAAGGCCCAGGATTGGCCGGGTTCGGAAGAACTCGCTGAACGTCTCCGTAAGACTATCCCCCCGCAGCTTCTATCCGACAAGGAAAAGGCCGAGATGGGAGAGCAGAGTGTCGACCCGCAGCAGCTTATGGCTGCTCAGGCTCAAATCCAAGAGGCTATGCAGCAGGCTCAGCAGGAGCTTGCCAAGCTTCAGCAGGAGAACCAGACCCTCAAGACTAAGGCCGCGATTGAGGCGAAGAAACTCGAAATCGAGGAATTCAAGGCTGAGACTGAACGTCTTTCCGCCTATGCCCAAATCGCACGGTTCGATGAAGAAGCCGCTATCAAGCGGATGGAGCACGAAGCCCACATCGAACTAGAAGCCCATAAGATTGAGACTGTCCGCGAGAACAACGTCGGCAATCTCGAACTAAAGAAGCAATCTGCTTCTGCAAAAAATACCACGGATGAAGGCCCTAAACCCGAAGCCTCCGACTAATCCGCAACACGGGAACGTCTGAAAGGACGCAACTTTGAGCGATAGCTCTATGACTGACGACAACAGTAATCTTGTCGATATGGACAATCTCGATGCATTCGAAGATGCCTTTTTCAACCGGAAGCCGGTGGCCACCGATGACCCGGAAGATAAGGTCGAAGACGAGGATGTCCCTGAGACCGAGGACGATGCCCTCGCAACCGAAGAAGATACAGATGCCTCGGAGGATGAACCTACTGAGGATGAAGACCCCGATGACGAACCGGAACCTAAGCCGGAGCCTAAGAAGGGTAAGAAGTCTTTTCAGGACCGCATCGACGAACTGACGCGTGGAAAGCGTGAGGCGGAACGCCGTGAGGCCGAACTCCTTAAGCGTCTTGAGGCGCACGAAGCTCGTAAATCTGAGGAAAATACAACTGCCGAACCGAAGCCGCTGCGTGAGCAGCTACCGGCTGAGGCTCCTAGCCCCGATGCAACCGATGAAAACGGCGAGCCGATTTATCCGCTCGGCGAATTCGACCCTGCGTTTATTCGTGACTTAACGAAGTTCACGATTGCACAGGAAACGAAGGCTGCAAAGGAAGCCGAGGAGACGGCACGACAACAGTCGATGTTTGAAGCCGCTCAAGAGGAACTGAAAAGTTCGTGGCTTGAAAAGGTCGATGCTGCCACTGAAGAACTCCCTGATATTCGCGAACGTCTTGCGACTATGGGAGAGGCCTTTGATGGTATCGACCCTAATTACGGCGAATTCTTGGCCGCAACCATTATGTCGTGCGACTACGGTCCGCAGATTATGTATTACCTTTCTCAAAATATCGGCGAGGCCCAAAAAATCGTTGCTTCGGGTCCCGCGTCTGCAACTCTCGCTATTGGTCGTCTTGATGCCCGTTTCACCAAGGCCCCTGAGCAGAAGCGCAATACCAAGAAAGTCTCCGGTGCTCCAAAGCCCCCGGCTGCGATGTCTCGTGGTTCCGGCGGTCGTTTCGCGGTGCCCGGCGACACAGACGATTTGGATGCCTTCGAGAAAGAATTCTTTAAACGAAAGTAAGAAGTCTTTCCGCGAAGGTTAGCTATTTGAAAGGATTACATAGCTAATGGCTACTATTACTGTTGACCAGCAGAAGTTGGTCCTCAACGCCTTCGCGGCGACGTTCCAGAATAACCTCCTCGCAAAGGACTTGGTTACTTGGAAGAAGTATGACACCGAAATGGATGACCGTAACGGTCTGAAGGTTTCGGAACAGGTCGGTCCCCGTTATAACGTCACTCGGACTACGTCTGGCGTTGCCGACCTTACTGCCGGTGTGCAGGATAGCGTCTTCGGTTCGGAGCAGTTCACTGTTCAGGACGTTTTCGGTTCGAGCATGGGTTGGGGCGACTTCGTCAAAATCCGTGACATCGGTGAGGCCCGTGAGAGCGTTGCTCTTGCGAATGCCGCGATGAACATGGCCGAGCAGATTGACGCCTATATCCTGAAGACGGCGCAGCTTGCTGCTAACAACGAAGTCGGAACCCAGGGCGGTCAGGTCAAGGCTCTCGGCGACGTCCTTAAGGCTTATACACGCATCAAGAAGGAGGGCGTTCCTGACGCCAACCTCAAGCTCGTGCTGCCTTACGACGACAAGGAGGCCCTTGCTAATACCATCGTTGCTTATCCGGCGACCGATAGTCTCTCGACTGGCGCTTTCCGTAGCGGCTTCTCGGGTGAAATCGGCGGTGTTCCGACGATGTTCACGCAGCAGCTTTCTAGCATCACCACGGGTTCTCGCACCAACGGTGCGGTGAACGGTGCTAACCAGAACGTCAACTACGCCTCTGTGGCTGTGTCGGGCGCTCCGGGTCAGTATCTCACCGGAACTATGGCTGCGGACGGTTTCGGTGCTAACGCCACGATTAAGGATGGTGAAGTCTTTACCATCGCGACGGTCTTTGCGTATGACAACCGTAAGCAACAGGCTCAGTTGCACCTGCAACAGTTCCGTGTTGTGGGTGACCACGTCGCCGACGGCACCGGTGCGATTGCCTCGCTCCGTTACTTCCCGGCGATGATTATCCCTAATGGTGGTGCCAATACGGCTCACGCCACGGTGGGTTCGGCTCCGGCTGATAACGCAGTGATTACGTTTGCGGCTGCGGCTGCGACGACTTATCAGCCGCGTATCATGCTCGATAAGAACCTCATTCAGGTTAACACGGCTGACCTCATCATGCCCGCGACCGGCACGGCACAGCGTAAGAGCCTTACGCAGCTTCCGTTGTCTATCCGGATGTGGCAGGACAGCACGTTCGCGACTGGTGAACACCGAGTTCGTTTCGACGTTGCCCTCACGGCTAACGTCCGCGACCGTCGGTATGGCGTCCGCGTCTGCGGCAGCTAATGAATTCGGGGGAGGGGCGAAAACCTCTCCCCCTTATTTTCTTGGCAAGACTTGCCAAAAATAGGATTAGGAATGACGACAGCTTCTAGCATCATCACAGACGCCTATAGGGAAGGCAACCTAATCCCGATGGGCATCCCGCCCACTTTTAACCAGCAGAACGAAGCCCTTAACCGTCTTAATAACATCATTCTATCGACTGTCGGCTATGAAGCCGGTGACGGCATCGATGATTTAAATATCGGCGGACCTTATGACCAGTCCTCGCTGGTGTCAGTTTTTATCCCTGATAACGCCAGACTTATTCTTAATCTGACGTCTTCTCAGACGTTTAAGCTCGACCCGGAACCCTTCGAGGGACAACGGCTCAGCTTAGTTGACGTCGGCGGAAATCTTTCGAGTTTTAACGTCACCCTCGACGGCAATGGCCGTAAAATCGAGGGAGCTTCTAGCGTGACCCTAACCATCGATAACGACACCCGCCAGTGGATGTATCGTGCCGATATCGGCTCGTGGGTTAAGATTTCTACGATAGCCTATGACGACGACATGCCATTCCCGGCTGAGTTCGATGATTACTTCATCACGACGCTAGCCCTTCGCTTGAGCCCTCGCTACGGTCTGACATTAGCGGGAGAGACTATCTCTGCTATGAAACGGGCCCGGTCCCTTCTTCGTGGGCGTTACCACGCCTGGCGTGAAATCGCTTCCGACCTCGACACGAGAGGCTTTGCGACCGATAACGGTGCTTCTACCAATCTCAACAGTTCTGAATTCAACACAGGGAGGCCCTACCCGTGGAGGTAAGTGTCCCTCTAGGGATTACTCAGTGGGTCAGACGCCGTTCTGACGAACCCTTGGTCCCGCTAATCAATCGGTTCTTTGAAACTAACCCGACTAATACCGACGACCAAGTCGGTCTAATTGAGAGACCGGCCCTAGTCGAGTTGACGTCCGTCGGCGATGACAAACCCGGTCGGCGTATCTTCAGGCAGCCTGGTTTCTGTAACGGCGATGTCTTTCATGTCGCAGGCCTAGACCTCTACCGGCACACGATGTCTCCGGCGAGGGTTATCTCGACTACCCATATCACCGGTATGATACAGGGCACGGGTGCTCCTGACATGTGTGCCACCAATGGCTATCTATTCATCACGGACGGATACACTCTTCAATACACGAATGGGACGGCGGCTCTAGCCGATGTCGATGTTTCTCTGATTGAAGGCAGCGGCATCGCCTTCTCCTCGATTGACGTATTCAATGGGTTTGTCCTAGCGGCAGTCGCCGGTAAGGACCGCTTCTATTGGCTTCAGCCCGGTAGCCTTCAGTTTCAACCATTAGATTTTGCGACTGCGGAACGGTTCCCCGATAAAATCCTTCAAATCAGAGTTGTCGGGGATGAGTTCTGGCTTCTTGGTGAAAAATCTGTCGAGGTCTGGCGAGCCACCGGAGACGGTGCAGCCCCGTTTCAGCGTATCGAAGGACGCGCCTTTAACTTCGGTGTCTATGGTGGCACCGCCGTCCGTATGAAAGATACCTCGGTCGTTCTCGTCGCTGATGACGGAACGGTATTCTCTATCGCCGGTAATCCGAGCGTAATTTCCAACCCCGCGATTGCCGAGAAAACTCGGGACGCAATCCTTGCTTCTTTAGGAGGTTAACCTTGGCTATTCAGTGGATGGACGATTTCACTAGCTACGGCACTAATGCCAGTTTGATGCTAAACGGTCCATATGCCGAACTCTCTTGGGTGTCGCTGACAGCCGACCCCGACCCGACTGCGGGCGGCAAGACTGTCCTTACGCTAAGCCCGAACAGCACTTCGACGTTTCGAAAGGTCCTCAACGGTCCTCAGACTGTAGTAGGTGTCGCGGCAAGGTATTGGCTTACAAGCCTTCCAGATAGCACTGGTCGACAGCCTAGGTTCGCTCAGATTGCAGATACCAGTAATCTAACGCACTGTTTCGTAACTTGTAATCCTAGTGGGTATTTTCAGGCGTATAGGTCTGACAGTGGCGGAGACGTCCTGCTTGGCCAGAGCGTCAATCCTGTTGTGATTGCAGATGCCTGGCGGCATGTAGAGACGCAGTTTGCACTAGATGCGGTTAACGGTTCTATCGAAGTCCGCCTCGAAGGCGTCACGGTCCTAAAACTTACTAATATCAAGACCATTACGAATACTTCCGGGTCTGTTGGAACCGCCCAAAACGTCAAAATGGGGATGGTTGCTTTCGGTGCTTTGACAGGGGCCCCGACGCTTTACGTCAAAGACTTTATTATTTGGGACGGCACGACTTCAGTAAACAACACCTTCATGGGTTCGTGTCAGGTCTATAAGCTCCTTCCTGATGCCGACGTCACGATGCCGTGGGGTTCGTCCGCAGGCGGACCGCCTACTTTGAATGCCCCTTCGACTTCAACGACGGGTGGAACTCTTGCAGCAGGGACGTATTATTACAAAGTCTCGGCGATTACACCATCGGGTGAAACCCTTCCGTCTAACGAAGTCTCTCAAGTCACGACAGGAACGACGTCTTCAAATACCCTTACGTGGACCTCTGTAAGCGGTGCAACCGGGTATAAGATTTATCGTGGAACCACTGCCGGTGGCGAAAGCGTTTACTACACCGTCGGTAACGTCCTGACTTACACCGATACTAATGCCGCATCGACTGCGGGGACGCCTCTGACTTCGCTAGTCGGCTATAACCTCATCAACGAGATATCGCCGGATGACGACACGAAGTTCATCTCGGCTCCGTTCCCTCTGCCTGCTCCTGCACAGTTCTCTTTGTCCGACCTTCCTAATAATGTCACGTCGGTTCGAGGGGTCATGGTGATGCACCGTAGTCGCAAGGTCGACGGTGGTGACGGCAATATTCAGGTTTCGGTTGTTTCCGGTGTCAATACCGGCAACGGTGCCGACCGGACTATTACGACAGCCTATACGTATTGGTGGGACTTGTTCGACCAAGACCCGAGTGGGACCAACTGGAACAAGACCCTCGTTAATGCCCTTAACCTAAAGCTCAATAGGACGGTGTAATGACCGCAACTCCTGAAGTCCGGACTACTGAAGGCGGAACGCTCATAGCGCTTCGTGCCGCAACCGAACTCGGTCGGATTACTCAGGGGCTGGCGCTAACTGCTATTAACTTCCCTACTGTAGGGGAGTATATGACGGCGTTGCAGGGGCAAGTTATCGCTACCCCTGTGACACCTATCAGGGTTACTGGCTCGACGGTTCTGGTTGCAATTCTTGTTGGCGCTGAGGAGCGTATTCTTCGGGCTTGGACGTTTACACAAGACGACCATGACTTCTATGTCCTACAAGCCGGTGCCGAGACCTACGTCTATGACAAACTATCTGAACAGTGGGCACAATGGTCCTCGCCTGATGCCGACAACTATTGGCGCGGTGTCGACGGTTGCGATTGGAACGGTATTAACGTATGTATCGACCCCGACAGCGGTAAGCTCTATGAAATCGATGCCGTAGGACGGCTAGATTACGAAACCACGCCTATTACGTCTTATGTCTATGGTGGTGTCACCGAGAGATTTCGCAATGTCAAGCCGGTTTACATGGCTGAAGTCGCTATCTCGCAGACGCAACCTCCGCTTGGTATCGATGCGACTACGCTTGGTATCACCCTAGAGACGTCTGACACCATTGATTGGGTCAATCATGGAACTGTCCAGGCCTCGCCTCGTGGCAGTCAGACCTATGCCCGTTATTACGGGCTAGGTATCGTTAAATCGCCGGGGCTTCTATTTAAGATTACAGATACCGGATATGCCCGTCGCATCGACGGTCTGAATGTTGAAATCGGAGGAGCCTCTGATGGTCAGTAGCCTTCTGCCTCCGCTTAGCACTCAGGTCGAGATTGTCGACAAAGACGGTAAACCGACACCGCAGTTTGCTAGAATTCTTCAGAAATTAGCGCTTGGTTCCGGTCTTGACGTCAGTAATGGCGTCATCGACTTTGCCACTATCGCCGCTAAGACTATTCTCGCGAATAAGACGGCTGGCACGGCTGCCCCGACGGCATGTTCTATCGATGATATCCTAGATTTCATCGCAGGAACTCCGACACAAGGTGATATCCTCTTCAGGGGGGCCTCGGGTTGGAAGCGACTTCCTGCCGGAACAGCCGGTAAAGTCCTGCAAACCAATGGAGCCAGCGCCGACCCGACATGGGTCACACCTTCTAGTGGCGGAAGCGGCGGAGCCAGTTATGCGGGCTTTCTTACATCTAGTCCACCTGACCCCGCCACCTTTACATTAGTTGGTAGCAATCCAGGCGGAACAACTACATCTTATCTTGCAGGGTCGTATTTTAATATAACACTTCCTGCATCTGGAACTAGCGCTAAATACACAAAAAATCTTCCAACGGCTCCCTATACAATTTATTGTGCTGTTTCTATTAGTGGAGACAGCACTATCGGAAATGACCTTTCTGTTAATTTATACGATGCTTCCAATAACATCGTTAGAAAAATTCGACAGACTATGGTTAGCGCTGATTATCGTTGGGGTGTTTCAAGTGGTGCCGGCGATATTAAAACGTTATCCGGTGCTCAGAGATTTGGAACTAACGCTACATTATTTATGCGAATGAAGAATGATAGCACTAATATTACTTATTCATTCTCAATGGATAATGGCCTTACGTGGCTAGTCTTTTACTCTGAGGCTATATCGGGAATTTCTGCCGCTACTAAATGGGGTTTTCAGACAGCTAATGCTAGCTCTACTCTTACATTTGGAGCAACCTTTTGGGCACTATATACGGCATGACACCAGAACGGTCGTTCGACGATGAATTGCTGAAGCAAGCAAGCTTCGAGTTCAACGGCGATAGATTCGACTATGAGGGCTGGATAGCGAACCGTCACAACATCATGTATGTCATCGGGAACAACGTCGGTATAGCGACTTTCGATTATCCGGGTTGCTATACCGCCCACTGGTTCTTCAAGGCCCGTGGAAAAGAGGCTCTCGATATCGCCTTTGCGATGTATGATGACTTATTTAATCAGCAAGGCGCTGAAGTCGTTCGAGGCATCACTCCCGTAAATCTAAGGGGCGCTAGGTATCTCGCCAAGAGAATTGGTTTCGTGTCATTAGGGATAGAAACCTACCCCGATGGTGACCATGAGATTATGTGTTTGACTAAAGACGAGTTCAACAAGAAACAGAAAGAACGAAATGGGCGGTATCGGTAAAACACTCTTCGGGTCACCGTCGACTTCTACGCAGACGTCTTCGTCTAAGAATGTCAACAACGGGATGCTCACTGGCTCGCTAGGCGGTGCCTTGGGCGGTGCCAGCAAGGCCTCAGGGCTTATGCAGACTATGCTAGACGGCGGTCCCGGAGGCTATGCCAATAGCGGCGGTTTTAACTTCCTGTTAAATCAGGGAACAGACGCCGTCAACAGTAACATGGCATCCAGAGGTCTTCTTAATTCTGGTGCAGACATCAAGGGCCTTGAAGACTATCGTAGCGGGCTCGCCTCGACGTATCTAGACCAATACATGAACCATCTAAATCAGATGGGTCAGCTTGGCATCGGTGCTGGCGGCGTTCTTGCCGATAGTGGCAGGGTCGCACAGGAGAATAGTTCATCTAAGGGAGCCAAGAAGGGTATCGCAGGAACGCTTATCAAGGGGGCTTCGCTTATCCCCGGTATCTCTGACCGGCGGCTAAAGAAGGATATCGAGAAGGTCGGTGAATATTCCGACGGTCTCGGGCGGTATCGCTGGACCTTTGTCGAAGGTGTGGGCCTCCCCGAGGGTCGACAGGAAGGCGTCATGGCTGACGAAGTCAAGGAACTTCGTCCTTGGGCGTATATCCCCGGCTTCATGGGTGAATACGACGGCGTCGATTACGGCAGGCTTACGCCAAGAGAAGGAATTGACTAATGGGATTACTGTCTTTTCTATCTAGCCTAGTCAATGGTGACGACGAAGGCGGCGGCAGTCCTACGAAGTTCGGCTACGACGACGAAGGTTATCTCGTTCCGCAGGCTCCTCAGGGAGCACAGGCTCCGGGTACTATGGCTCCACAGGCTCTTGCGCCGCAGCCCCCTGCCCCTCATTCTGCCGATGACGTCATCGCAGTCACAGGCGATAGCTGGAAGCCCAAGAAGGATACCATCCTCGGGGCCTTGGCTGATGCAATCTCGTATTATACCGACGGAACTACTCCGTTTAAAGACGAACGTGACAAGCAGAATATGATTTCTGCTTCCAAGGGACTGATGAACCATCCCGAGGAAGCCATTGGCCGCATCGCCCAAATCGACCCGACAGCCGCATGGAAGTATCGCAGTCAAGTCGTAGATGATACCCGACAGCAGAAGAACCTCGAAAGGCAGAACCGGGTCTATGACGGGACGAACGAGAACATCGTCTATAATCGTGTCGCCGGTATGATGAATGCCGCAACCCCCGAGACTTGGAAGGCGATGCGTGAACAGGCGATTAAAGTCGGACAACTCCGTGGTGTCGACGTATCTAGTCTAATCCCTGAAGACTACGACGAGAACGCCGCCCGATACATCGCGTATGGAGCCGTTCCTCCGGCGAAGCAGATGCAGATGAACGAGACGTCGCGTTACCACGACGCCACGACCGATTATCGAAATCGTAACCTTCAGGAGCGTTCGACGTATCATCAGGGACAGCTTGGTCTGGATGCTCAGCGTAACAACATCGCTGCCGGTAACCTCTCAGAACGGTCAGAACACAACGACGTCACTGAACAGCAGGGCCAGGAGCGTATCGACAAGACACCTGCGAAGCCTCAGCAGCGGGCCTACGACACTAAATACGGTCGTGGACTTGTGTCGCCCGATGGGATGCAAATGAATATCATCCCGGACCCGCGTGTCGACCAGAGCAAGCTCCACAACACCAAGAACGGTCCTCGCCTGATTTACGACAATCTAGGCACAGCTAATAAGCCGATTTGGCGACTAAGGAAACCATAATTAATGGCTACTCAACCCTCTCCGTGGCAAAGGTTTAAGGATAACTTTATCCGGGCTGCTATTCACAGCCCCCTAGGCGGGGGAGGTCTTGCCCGAGCCTACTTTAAGCATCAGGGTTATTCTGACGAACAGATTAACACTGCAATCAAATCCTATGACGCAGACTTCGAAAAGAAGTATGCAAAGGCTCCATCATTTCAGAATGTCCGTAAAGGACATCCTCTGGACTACGTATCTCCGGATAACATTGGACGCGGAGCCGTTACCCTCCTCGGGACTGTCCTAGGTGGCGTCGACCCGACGTATGCGATTGCTCCGGGAGCTACGGCTGCTGAGCGCATTCCGGCACAGGCGGCTGTTCAGGGGGTTTCCTCGGTAGGTCGTCAGAAGGTCGATGTCAACACCGGGATGCAGGATAAAATCCATCCTGAAGAAGTCCTGTCCGACATGGCGACTGGCGCTGTATTCCAAGGTGGCATGGAGGCGGTAGGTAAGGCCGTCCGGGGACGTATCAAGCCCCCCGAGACACTCTCGGATGAGCATATCGCTCCTGACGGTCAGCCTAATGGCAATGCCGGAGGCGTCCGTCCAATGGACCCGAAGGAAATCGCCACGATTATGAACGACCCGGCTGCTGCTGGCGGTCCGCCGTTGCAGCGTCGTGTCAACAATCGTGACCAGATTATTCCGGAAGACGTCCTTAACGACCTTCCTCCTGCCAATCGTGAGTTCCTTGACGCGACTGCTCCAAAGCCGGAGGTCAAGGACAGCTACGGCGATGTCCCATACGAGGCCCCGCCTCCTCCGGCTAACGACGTTCCTTCTAGTTCTGATTTAGAACTTCAGTCTAGGCTTGATACTCCTGAAAACAAGGCAGAGGCTCAGAAGATTTGGGACGAGACCCATCAGGCAGAAATGGATAAGTTCCGTTCTCCTGATGACTACCAGTCAGCCTTGATGCGACAGCAGGGTGACAGTGGTAACAAATACCACATGACCTCTGATGATTTCCAAGGAGCCGTCGACAAGGCCGATGAAGCCGTCCAGAATTTCTATCAGAAGAAACTAGACGACCTTGCAGCCCCGGCTGATAGTGTATCGCCTACTCCGATTGACCCTGTAGAGGCTCCGCAAGGACCTGTGACAGAAGGGCGTGTTCACGGTCCTTTTGAGGAGCATCCGACCGATACTCCTGACGGTAATAAGTATTTAACTTATACTACTAAGGACGGAAATAGGCTTCCTATCAAGATGGGTATCGAACCGGATGGGACTGCCGAAATCGCAATCGACCAGTTCGGTAATGGAGCCAATAAGCTTGGCCCTCGTGAAATCCGAGAAGCGATGTATAATCTCATGGATATGTATCCCGAGATTAAGCGTTTTGGTGGCTATCGTCGTTCGGGCGCTGGCAAGGGTCGTGTCCAGGAAATCGAACCGGCTCCTAGGGCTCCTAAAGAAGATGCTCTTAGCGTTGATGAATTCCTAACCCCTGCCGAGAAGCAGGATATGGACGCTTCAGCCTCCAAGCCAGAAACCAAGCCGTATGAAGTAAATACGAAGGCGCAGAAGAAAGGAGAAACCTTTCCAGAATTTTTGCGCCGCTTGATGAAGGATGAACGTGGAAGTCTCGGGTATCGAGATGGTAAGGGCAAGCCTTCTATAGACGATATCCCTGAGGAAGACCTGACACCTGAACAAAGGCTTGTTAAGGCCATTAAGCAGGCGTCTCCGCTACGTGCAGAGCAGGAAGCCCTCTATACGCAGGAACGGGCCAAGCGTTTCGCAGCCGCCAGGAATGTCCGTAACTATCTAGGCGGTGAGGCTGGTTATCACGTCGAGCTTTCCAAGCTTCAGGGTGAGATGCCGACTGTGCCTAGCCTTGCTAGTATCAGTAATAATCTTTCTCAGACTGAAAAAAACGCCCTCTATGATACAATTACCCATCATCCTAGGCTTGATTATACCGATACTCTGAAGGCTCGCAGCGGGCTGGCAAAACTCCTCGGAAACTCCGGGGTGACTATCCCGACTAATGCCGAACTCGATGCGCTCAAGAAAGTCTTTCCTGAGCTATCGGAGAGCCTTAATAAGAGGTCGCTATCCTCTTGGGTTGCTGATGCCTTGAACCTGCCGCGTTCCATCATGGCATCGACTGACCTTTCGGCTGCGCTACGTCAGGGTCTTCCTTTAATCCATAAGAAGGAATATTGGAGTGCCTTCGCGAGCATGTTCAAGCAGCTTGGTCCGAAGAACTTCGATGCCGTAAAGGCAGAGATTGCTTCTCGTCCGACGTTCTCTCTCATGGAGGACAGCGGCCTAGCCTTGACCGATATCAAGGGTCGTTTGGCCGACCGTGAGGAACGATTTATGTCGAACCTTGCCGAGGCTATTCCGGTCCTTGGTGCTGTCGTCAGGGCGTCTGACCGGGCATATGTCGGCTTCCTGAATAAGCTCCGTGCCGATACATTTGACAGTCTTGTCTATAACGCCCGTGCCGCAGGCAAGGCTTTGTCCGACAAGGACTTGAAAGATATCAGTAAGTTCATCAATACGGCAACTGGCCGTGGCGACTTGAATGCTCTGGTTCCAAAATTCCTAAAGGGCGAAGAGTTCGATATGAACAAGGCGTCTCCGTTGCTTAGCGGGACGTTCTTCTCTCCGCGCCTAATGGCGAGCCGTGTATCGATGCTTAATCCGGTATATTACGTCCGGCTTAATCCGATTGCTCGTAAGGAAGCCCTTAAGAGCCTCCTGGCCTATACTACGGTAGTTACGACTGTTCTTGGTATCGCCAAAACGGCGGGACTTGATGTCGATACCGACCCTCGTTCGACTGACTTCGCTAAAATCCGCGATGGAAATACCCGTTATGACATAAC